CCTCCAAATGATTTTGAAGCCTTATCAGTTCCTTTTGAGGTTTTCTTAGCCTGTGCACTAACTTGGCTAAATTCGTTTTTTATCTTAGCTAATTGCGATGACATCTCATCTTTTAAGATTGCTCTTGTAATTATATCACTCATGAATAACCCTCATTATTTGCTCTAGGCTGACTCCAAAAATTTAGATAAGCCTTGTATGTATTTTTCATCTCAACAAATCTAGAAGGTATAGCATTATAAGAAGGTGCAGAACTAAAGTCATTATAATATTCATATTCATCAAACCACTCAAAAACTGAATCAGGGATAAAATTTTTAGGTTCTTCATAATACATATATATCGCTTCTTCTTCGGTATCGTCAATCCAAGAGGGCATCAACTTGGATAAATCCGAATTATAATCTACTTCTCTTGTGAAAATAGTAGATTGAATTTGTCCCTTGTGATACCCTGCTAGGACTTTAGCCCGACTTTTTCCTCTTCTGATAACCCACTAATCTCTAGGATTTTATTTGTAATTAAATTAATCATTTCAGGAGGGATTTTATCATACACCTCTTGACTCAATAAACCATCATCATCACTTTTATACTTAAACTCTTTACCACCGATTGAGGGAAAGTTTGACCAACCTAGAATGTATTTTCTAAGTATCTCACCAACCTTTTCGCCACTTTGCTCTAAGTGATCAACCACATCTAGAGAATCAATAGCATCATCAATAGATTTAAAATCTTTATTCATCTCATAGACTTGCTCAGCCATTTTTTGACTAAGCGAAATAACTGCCATTCTCACTTTTGAAAATTTGGCTTTATCTCTCTGAGAAAATTGTTTAATCTTAAATGTAGGTCTGTATTTCTTAGGTATTTCAGATGGTGAAAATTCAATCTCTGAACTATCAACAGGTAAATACTTATATAGATTCTCGGTTGGTTTTACTCTTTTTATTTCTTTTTCCATTTTTTAGCCCTTTATAGAAAAAATGCCCCGATTAAGGGGCTTGTTAGTTTAAGCTATTGCACCTTGAAGAAGCCTGAAAGTAGACTCATCTGACATAGTAGCATCAGCACCACTATTGCGATTTAGTTTGATTGTTAGCTCATAAGCCATCCGACCATTTGCATCTGTCTCGCCATAAGACAAAATTTGTCCTCTAGGGATTTGAATAGACCAATCACCAAATGTTAAAGTAATAGCTTCCTCTTGCTCAGTAGTAACTTCTAAAAATGGGTTAAAAGTTCCTGCGGGAGGACATAACAAAGTCATTTCCATTCTAGGTTGTCTATTTATGATCGTAGCTGAACGGATACCTGTGGTTTCACTTGGGCATGGTAAATACTCAATGGTATTGCCAAGATTCAATGAGAAGGATTGAACGCATAATTCAGAACCCCAAATGGAGACTGAACCATTCATAAATTTAGCTCCTATTGTCGTGTCAGGATCAGTGAGAGAAGGAATAGAAGCATTGCTAATGTCAGTGATACCACTAAATTTACCTTTCATCTCATAGGTGCATTTTAAAGGTGAACCGACACCCTCAGCACCGATTGTCATATTACCCATTACACCTGCACATGATGATTGAAGCCCAACAGGTGTGCCATCGTCTGAGATACCAATTTTATGGAATGTGCTTGTCTGCTTGTCGCCTGCTTGTAATGGCTCATATCCATAACCTAAACCTGCATAAGATGTACCGACCAACCCACAAGTCTCAGCCATCTTACCCCATTTTGGAGCTGAGTCAATACCTGCATCTGCTGAGGCTACTTTAGTCATTGCAGTAAAGTTAGCACCTTGTATTCCACTTATGGCAATATCTTCACCATAGTCACCTGTTACATACTTAGAATCCTCGTCACCACCTTGAATATCAGGTGTAAATTCTACCTCTCTCATCCTAACATCAAAGTCAGTACTTGTAATTGTCTCAGAAGTTCCTGCAATAGCTTCACGCTTTGCTATCATCTCCATCTTAGCTACATTATAAGCCATGTTTTTTCTCCATTCTTAGCAAGCGATTTGATCAGGATTCAATCGGTCTTGTGTGTATTGTAATCTAAATTTAAAAATTCTTTTCTCAGGATTAAAAATATCATTACTCTCAAAGTAAGTTGTTTCACTTCCCATGTAATAAAACATATCAGCACCAACAGAACCCAAAGGACTCCCTTGCTGACCTGAATCACCAAATAAACGCTTTAAATCATCTTCACATAGATCTAATTGATCCTCATTTATTCTCTGTGGATCATACTCACTATCTTCATTTAAAGTCCATATTGTTATTTCTACTTCAATCTCATTAGTGTATGAATGGAAATTAGTCTGCTGTGTATCAAAATCTAAATTTCTCTCCACAGGCATTCTAACATAGAAATTAGGAAACTTAGCAAGTGACAGGTCTCTTTCATTAGACTCCCAATCAAAGTACCACCCATCAGCCACTCTAAGCTCTAAAATGGAATCTTCTATCTTTGCTCTTATCTGTGTTTTGATTGGGGGCATAATCTATCTCCAAATATCAAAAGATGAACTATGACGATCAGTTAGGTCTTCTACTTCTTGTGTTATCATTTCAGCAGTTAAAGTCTTTGCATAATATCGCATTTGTTCTTCATAGTGTTTCATTTTTGCAAAATATTTATCTGACTCAAAAGCATCATTATTGTTCACATTCATAGAGTCAGCAAATAGCTTGGAATAAACAACCGCTAAACCATATTCTTTCAACTCATATACAAGAGGCTGAACTATCTTAGCAAAATCTAAAACACCCTTAGCCTGAGCGATTGACTCAATAGCTGAATCACCTTTATCTAAGTAAACTTGTATATCTGTGTTCGTATCGCCTATGAATCGTTTTGCGACCTTATCTGTAATATCTGTACTCGTTAGGTATGGCATTTCTAAAAGCTCCTATTTACATTTTCTATGGCTATATCCCAATTTGCTTGTATTTGAGCTTTATGATTATTCATTGATTTTTCAATAAACTTATCAGCACCCCAAGATTTAAAGCCATCATGAATCCATTTTCCGTATTCAGTGCCAAGCCTATGACCTTCATCATGAAGTATCAATTCAACATAAGCCGAAGCCATTGAGTCTCTTGAATCTAAAACCGCAACTTTTTTCCCTCTAATTTGCCCAAGTGATTCACCTTCACCGCTAGTATATCCAACTCCACCATAGCCCTTAATAGACTTGACTAACTTGCCTTCTCTAGTCTTAAATCTATGATTATCTTTAGCATATCGCTCAACAAGACTAGCAGACCTTTTAGATGCTCTCCTAAGTTGTGTTATTAACTTCTTAGGGTATTGCTCTAGAGATCGCTTAAAGGCATCAGAATCAACTTTGAACTCAATGTTACTCATTTTTGTTTAGCAGGTCTGCCACGCTTCTTAGTTGGCTTTTCGGTGGGTTCGTGTTTTTTAGAAAGCACATTGATAGAATTATCAAAATGTTTAGACCAAAACTCAATAATATAATCATCATCTGTCTCAAATTCACCATTTACAAAAGTAAAAAGAACCTTGTTTTTTGCATTATCCCAAATTTTAGCCTTTGGGCTTTGTCTATCTAGTTTTTTAATAATCATATAAATAAAATAGAGGGAGCCGAAGCCCCCTCAATCCTCTAAGCTAGGTTAGTGATTTTACCATGGAAAATCTCATGACCATAATCAGTACCGAACTGACCATACATCTGAGTTTTACTTGATGCACCATCTTTAGCAAGTTCTTCAACAAATAGAGCTTCGCCCATTGTAGGAAGTACTGCTAATGATAGCTTGGACATATCTGCAATAATAAGCTCAGTCTGTGATACTTGTGGAGCATACTGAACAGGCAAGATACCAAAATCAGTTGCAATAGTATCAACCGCAACACCACCAACTGAGAAAGAACGCTCTTGAAGAACGAACAAATCAGATAATGCTTGTTTGTAAGTTGAGTTTACAAGAATGACACATTGACCATTATCAAGCTCAGCACCATTATCAGCCATTGACTTTGTGAGTGAGTTAAACATGGGCTTAGTTAAAGCACCTGCTGAACCATCTACTGAGTTAGTAGTGATACCTGTGGAAATACCACGAGATTGAGAAGCAGTACCTGAAGCAGTCCATTTTACATAGACACCATTGATCATAGTGTACTCTAAATCAATAGCCATTTGGCGAAGATTACGAGTCACCTGAGCACCCATTTTGTCAGTCACTTGGTTTTCACCTGCCCATGCAGGAACACCTGCAAGAGTTGATACATCAGATGAATTAGCATAAGATACCTCAGCAGTACGCTGAAATATTTGAACTGCATTTTCATCTTGTGATTGATCATAAGTTGTAGCAGTTACACCTGAAACAGATGCATCTTCTGAGATAGAAGGTTGAGCTGCTGAGTTCAAAGCATAGTTAGTGTTTAGGGCAAAATTAACAGATGACACAGGACGTGCCCCATTAATGCCACCGACCATGTTTAATACAGGTGTAGCGTTTTGACCAATTTCAAATAAAACCCCTAGGTAGTTAGGGTTGTTCTGTGTAGTACCATATCCTGAAACAGACATATACTAGCCTCCTCTTTGTGTTTGAAGCATTTGAGAAACAACACCGCTGAAGTTTCTACTTTCTCTTGCTTGTTTTAGTGCTTGTTTTACTTCTGCACCTTTTTCCACAGAGCCACCATTAAAGCCTGATCCTGATTTAGAAGGGTTCTTGACTAAATATTTATTGCTTTGTAGGAATTGCTCTACAACAGAACTAATCGTGCTTTGAGAATCACCTACAATTAAGTTTTCGTTTTCAAGTCCTCTAATATCATTTTTAGATTTTAAACCGACTAAAGCTAAATCAATAGCCTCATCTACAACTCCGTTTTTAGTTAGTGCAGATTTTAAACTTGAATCAATACGCAAGCCTAAAGCTTCACTTTCTGCCTTTTCTTTTTCCATTTTAGATTGAGTCAATGCAGATTCAATCTCTTGGATTCTATGAGATAACTTTTCAGATTCACTCATTTTATCAAAGGCTTCTTGTTCTTTGGCTCTAATCAGCTCTTGAGCCTTGGTAGTTATATCTTCCCCATCCTGAACACCTACTAACTTACCTAGAGATGATAAAGTCCCCTCTAAGGCTTGTATTTTAGATGCTAGAGAAGTATTTGCTTCTTTTAGCTCTTTATTTTTACCGATTATTTCGCCGTTCTTAGCTTGTAGCTTCTCCACATCACTTGATCCATTAGATTCAGTTGGTGGTGTATTGTTTTCTTCACTCATAAAGCGACCTCATTAAGGTTTTAGTTTACATAATAAATATACATTTTTTTTAGTTTACATAATATTTTATCATAAAACACAAAAAAAGCCCCCAAGAATTAACTTGAGAGCCTTTTGAGGGAGATTGAACGAGGCAGGATTTGAACCTGCAATTACAATCTACTAGGTTTAGCACTGCAGTAGCTGTTCCGAAGAATATCCTCCGTTTGATTGTAGCGTTTACCAATTTCGCCACTCGTTCATAATGCTAGTCTTTCCTAGCAGTCATTTAATAGTATATGTGTATGGGCAATAACTTCTAAAATTTAAAGTATAATACTCTCCACTAAATGATCTGTATAAACCCTGATAGCCGCCTATTTTTATCTGACAATCTACTAGAGTAAGTTGAGTATAACTATGGGCTAATGAAAGCCCTAGTAAGATGATGATCAAGTATTTCATTAACCTATTTCCTCAATTAGCTTTGCTACTCTAACTAGCTCATCAGCATCCATAGACTCCAAATGGTATTGAATAGTATCCAATATGTTATATTCAGCATCTGACTCTTTTAGAGTATCTTCAACTCTATCAAAAACCATAATCTTATCACCATCAATGCAATATTCAATAAAATCATATTTATGATGCTCTAAGATTACTTTTATATCATCGTGCTTTGACTCTGCTGCTTGTTCTTCTGCTTTTGTTGGTAATTTAAAACGATCCATTTTATAACCCTTTCGTCTGATTATGATATAAATATAAATTAATTAATATAAAAGTGATAAAAAAAGATGAACTAAATGAATTTACTTTTTATTGCTTTATCAAATCTACCCTGTATCGTATCTAGTTTAGGCTCATTGATTATAGCTTTATCCCATGGCTCGCCATTATTGTAGGCTTCTTTTCTTTCTTTGCTACCCATCACCTCGGTTTGCTTTTTAACTGATAAATTTTTTAGCATTTTATCACCACCCTTTGCATAATCAAAATCAGAAGGTTCAAGAGGATTATCATCATCTATTATTACCTCAGTGAAATAACATACACAATTAGGATGAGCAGGCATAGGAGGTAATTTGTCCTTAGGAAATACACCCCTACCCCATCCAAAATCTGACCTAGCATTTACATCGCAAATATCAGTAATATTGTGACTAGCATCTAAGTTCCATCTATAACCAATCACATCCTCATCATCTTGACTCATTGCTAAAAAGCTATCTAGTTGTGATCTAGCTGTTTCAGTTCTTGCGATTCGCCTTGAGATATACCTAGCTTTAGTCCTGACCATGTTATCAATAGACTTCTCAACAGATTCAACCGATTGACTTCTTACCGCCTTAATAAACCTCTCATAAGCCTTTTTAGTCTCTGAGGTTGGGTAGTTCATCGCTTTAAGGTTTTTTATCTCTTTTTCAAGTAGTCTTAGCTCAGATTCATAGTCTTTTGCAAAACCGATACCCCTTATATCCTGTGACATCTTGCGAACTCTAGCCCTTAAGAAAGATTCATTTACTTGACCTGTTTTAGTGATATGGTTGTTGATTCGTTTTAGATTGTCTTGAAAGTCACTAGCATATTCAAAATCTACCTTAATAGCATTTATGATATATCGCTTTGTAGATGTAGTTGCTCGCTTGTTTCTGTTTCTTAGGTCTATTTGATCGCTTGCCCATGCAACATCATTTATAGCACCTCTCAAGGCTCTCTCATTGATCTCTACATTAGGATTCATTGACTTCGCTTTGATTATAGCACCTGTTAGGGCATTATTTACCACTGAATCAGCGATCTTTTTATCTAAATCAAATAGCTTCCAACCTGCATCAACTACCTGCTTAATAGTTCTGTCACCAATCTTTCTAAGTTGATCATTTAACCAAACTAAAAAAGGTGATATTGCTTTACCATAGGCAATATCAAAACCCTTTACAAGTTTACTTATTTCTTCGTTGGTTTCTTTTGGCTTCATGATCCTAATATACTAAAAATGATTATTATAAATATTGCTATTGTATAGGCTTCAACTTTGTTCATTCTTCTTTATCCTTAAAATGTTCTAAAATTATATCAATCGCCTGAGTTAGCGTTTTCGTTTCATGTATCATATTTTCCTCAATTCCTAGCCTCCATTTTTGATGGTAGTCTAGTATCTGTATTGCTTGCTTTAGGTTCATTCTTCTACCTCTACCTCTTCCTCTTCCTCGTCTAGTCCTACATAGACTATTTCAAAGCCTATTTTTTGCAAAGCCCAAGCTCTCCAATCATCTTCATTATCCCATCTTCTAATCGTGTTAGGGGCTACACCTACCGCCTCAGCTATCTCTTTGGTAGTTGTGTAATCTGTATAATCAAATAAAAGTTTGATAGGTGTTTCGCCTCTAGGGATGAAGGGTTTTTGTGTCTTTCTTGCTGCCATTTTGTGTCCTTTCGTTTTTAGTAGTTATTAAGATATAAATTAATTATTATAAATTCAATAAATAAAAGAGGTATTTTTCAACCTCCCTTAAAATTAGAATTGGTTATCTATTTGGCTCGCTCTCTGTACAGATGATCTCTCTAACTCAATTTGTTCTAAAAATTCCTCTTTCATAGTCTCATCTTTAAAATCAAAAAGGCTATCTGCTAGATCCTTTTCCATGCGTGTATAAACCGCATTAGTGACCCTTGTAGCATCTATTGATAAGAATCTATCTATCTGCTCGCTTAGTGTACTAATACCAAAGTCATCAGAATACCTGACTTGATACTCATAATCATAACCCACATATAAACCAAAGATCTGCATAAGCTTTTCTTCTGCTTCTTCTATCTGAGTTTTAAAAGTACCTAGCAAATCATTTAACCTAGCTCGGTCTATTTCCTTAGATTCTGCCGATTGTTGAAATCTTTGAAGGTGATTTACTACCCCTGCTTGATACATCATATTAACTAAGGAGCTTTCAAGGTCTATCAAGGTTTTTAGTTGTGATGCATCAGGGCTTATAAATTCAGGCTTATTACTTGACTCCATAGGGTAACTGATGCCCTTAGTAGTTCCAAACTCTACCCCACTATCAGGATGACTAGGCATAGTAAAAATTGAAAAGCCTTGATTATCCGATACATCAGTTATGATTGAATCAAGATTAAAGATTCTATTTTGAATCCTTGCCACTGAGTAAAGTGAGGGCATAGGGATAATATTAGCATTCTCATCCTCTACCAATCTAACAACAGGTAAAACACCTATTGCATTCTCACTTACTATTTGAACTTGTCCATTTACTCGGATATACCAATAATCAACATTTACACCAACTATCATCACATCATTATCTGAATCAATAGAATTAGGAGAAACAGGAAAGCCATTAGTCCCATCGCCTGTATCACCATATTTATCAAAAGTCTTGTCTCCATCCTGTTGATACCATTCCAA